GAACTATTACCGTTTATCAGAAGCATGTCGCGCGCGATTAGTTGTTGAGAATGACGATAAAGCTTCTATGTATAGTGTACGACAACTGTATGACTTGTTCCATCGAGATACTGGCATACCTATTACATTTGATTATCACCATCATACATTCCATCCTGCAGGTCTTAGCGAATATGAAGCATTACAGATGGCGGCTAGCACCTGGCCATCCGATGTTAGGCAATGTACTCATTACAGCGAATGTCGTAGACATGAATTTCAGCGTATGTTCGAAGCTAAGATGGCTAAGCAGAATATTCCAATGAATGAAGTTAGTGAATGGCCAACGTTTGCTGCAATGAAACATGATATAGATAAGATACGTATACAAGCTCATTCCAATTATATCAAAGATGAAATTCGTACATATGATATGGATTTAGATATTGTTGTAGAAGCGAAGGCAAAAGAATTGGCGGTTTTAGGTTATCGCGATATTTATCAATATAATAAGAAAAAGGTTTTACTATGAAAGATAGAGAAAATGTATTAAGACAATTGGATGAAGCTGATAATATGATTATGATATTCGATCAGGCTGTAGAGCGTGGTATGAAAATTGATCCATTAGAAGCTCGTAATCGATTTCATACTATCCGTCAAAAATTAAAGTTTGTGACTGATCGCGTGACTTCAAGTTAGATATGAAACGTAAATTACTTCCAATTGTCATAGCATTATCTGCTTTAGCAGTTTCTGCCTCCGCGGCATTTTATTCAGTTTTTGGATTAAGTAAATTGTTTGCAGGAGCTAGTACACAAGTAATTATAATGGCTAGTTCTTTAGAATTTGCAAAACTAGTCGTTGCATCATTGCTATATCAATATTGGAATAGTATAAATAAAGTATTACGAATATATCTTTCTATATCTGTATTCATATTAATGGTTATAACATCAGGTGGTATATATGGTTACCTTTCAGGTGCTTACCAAGAGACTGCTAATGAATCAGAATATCTAGATAGGCAGGTAGCTATAATTGATCAGAAACGTACGCGATTTGAAGAACAGAGAGCTGAATTAAAACAATCAATTGTAACCTGGTCAGAGGCATTAACAAATCCTACAACAATACAATATGTAGATAAAGAAACCGGTCAATTAGTAACTACAACATCATCACGTCAACGTAAACTATTACAATCACAATTGCAAGAAGCAAAAGTTAATTTAAATACAGTAACCGATTCTATTGCAAAGTTAGACGTAAAAATATTAGAACAACAGATAGGAAATGATACCGCGAGCGAATTAGGACCTTTAAAGTATTTGTCTAATTTATTAGATATAGAAATGGATAAAATTATTAACTGGTTTTTACTATTAATTATATTTGTATTTGATCCATTAGCAATTGCAATGGTTATTGCTGCAAATTTTGCATTTTCGCAATTAAAATCTAAAGATAAAAAAGAAGATTATTTTGAAGCACGCAATCATGAATTAGAACGCAGAGTAGAAGGCAGTTTACCTGCAGGCGCAGAATGGGGTAAGTCATATCCTTTAACTGATCATTTTGAAGAAGTATCTGAGCAAGAAATTATGGATGTTATTGACCAGAATGAAAATGATGGATTACATCGCCATGATGAGATAGAAAAAATAAAAACTGAAACTAAAACTAAATCTTTTAAAGATCTTAAAGATCGTATTAATGAAAGTCAAAAAAAATTAAACGATAAAAAAGATATAGAAAAGGATATATATAATGAAAAAACGCCAGATAAAAATGTGGATAAAAATAAACCACAACGTTCTGGAGGTTATTGGTATTAATAAATAAATAAATTATGGCTAGAAAGAAAAAAGTTACACATGAATTTAAATCTCGCACTCGAGATAATCAACAAGAAATGATCTGCAGGAATAGCATTGTAGATGAATCATATTTTGCATGGAATCATTTAAAAGATCTTAATCGTTGTAAACAATGGGTCAAAGTTACTAAAAATACAACTGCAGTGTTATGTTCTAAATGTACTGGTAAAACAGTACCACCACCTGAAATGCGTAAAGGATACGTATCTAAAGGTCGTCCTCGAGGATGGCAGTTTATGAAAGAATTTGTTGATAAAGATGGCAATGTATTTCATAAAGGCGTAGAACAGAAAAAGTTAAAAGGTACTAAATCTGTTACTAAATTAGAACCTAAATCTACAAAACGAAAATTATCTAAAGGTGAGAAAGCTACTCTTAAGCAGGCTATATTAGAACAAATGGCTATGGTAAGAGGTGATGTAAAGAAGGCACGATTCAAAAAGGATATTAAATCGGGGCAATCACAATTAAAGAAATTAGAACGCCAATTGAAAAAGATTCGATAATCTTTTGATCTACGAAAAAATTTTATTATATTAATATAAATAAATAGGAAAGACCAATGAGCATTTACGACGAAAAATCAAAAGAAGTGACGCAAGAAGTAGAAGAAAAGAGTAATGGTTCATTATATGAGGCTTTACATAATCAATTAGCAACGTTAGTTGATTATAATGATTCGATAATATTTCTTAATGATGAAATAACCGATCATACATTGACAGATTTAATTATACGTATGAGAAGTTTGTTACAAAATCGCGAAGATAAAACAGCCCCTGTCAATCTAATGATTAATTCTCCAGGTGGAGATGTACATGAAATGTTAGGTATTATTGATTATATAGAATCTCTAGAGGTTAAAGTAAATACAATTTGTAGAGGTAGAGCCTTTTCGGCTGCGGCAATTATATTATCATGCGGTACTGGTACCAGAATGATGAGTAAACGATCTACTGTAATGTTTCATCAATCATCTAGTTTCCTAGGAGGTAAGATGAGTGATATTACCGCATATTTAGATAATGTAAAGAATTTAGAAAAATCTATATATGATATTTTAGCTGATAAGACAAATAAAGACCAAGCTTGGTGGAAAGATAATATGAAATCAGATTTATATTTAACCGCCGAGCAATTAAAAGAATATAACGTAATTGATACAATCATATGAAATTAACAGCTGACCAAATAGCACAAAATTGGGATGAGTTACTAAACATCATCAAAACAGAATTTACTGGAGACAGAAAGGCTAAATTATTAGCAATGTATACTGATTTAGAAGATCGTATGTCAATGGCTCCGGCATCATCTTTTAATCATTATCATAATGCTTTTCCAGGTGGATATGTAGAGCATGTTTTAAGAGTAATTAAATGTGCTCAAGAAGTACATGCGTTATGGACGAAGATGGGAGGTGATATGGCAGGATATAATAGAGAAGAATTAATGTTTACTGCATTAAATCATGATATTGGTAAAATGGGATTTCCAGGCGAAGGTAATGAAATATATCAAAGAAATGATTCAGAATGGCATCGTAAAAATCAAGGTAAAGAATATAAAATTAATCCTAATAACCCGTTTACATTAGTAAATGATTTATCTTTATGGTTATTAGGGCATTATGGTATTAGCGTTACTTGGAATGAAATGTTAGGTATCAAACTAACAGATGGATTATATGATGAAACAAATAAAGCTTATTTTATATCTAGGAATGCAGATTCTAAACTAAAAACAAATTTAGGATATGTAATGCATCAAGCTGATTCGATGGCTGCTAGAATAGAATATGAGCGATGGAATAATAATAAACCTATAACTACTCAAGCACCAAAAAGAAAAATAACTAGTCCTCAAACGCAAATTAATGCAACTAAAATGTTCGATGACTTATTTGGAGATAAATAATGATAACAGTAATAATAATATTATCAGTAGTTTTAACAATTGCAATATTTGTAAATATTAATCAATTACGTAAGCAAGAGGCAGCTGCGGAGTACATTGATGAATTAGAAAATTCTAATACAGAATATTATCAATTTTTTACAACTTTAAAAACTAGATTAAATGAATCTAATTCTAAATTAAAACAAATTGACCGATTAGGGTCTTTTGAAGCAGATGATGAAACTGGGTTTATTTTTACTGAATTACGTGATATAATAGATGACCTTAATAAAGGATTTTAATGGAAGAGCAAGGCCCGGTAGATAAATTTTATGAATGGTTAGGACAAGAATTAGATGATATTGAAACAAATGGTCCTAAGAAACGCAGAGGGCGGAAGCCGACTAAAAATATGTATTTTACATATATGACAGATAAGGCAATTGTTGCTTATAATAACGAGCCTAGTTATTCTAAACGAAATAAAGTATTTCGTGAACATATTAATTATCCTTTTAATAAATTAGTAGAAAATATATATCATACTTTTCGATTTTCATATTTTGATGTACCATATGAAGATGTTAAAGCAGAAGTAGTTGCATTTTTAACAGAAAAAATTGGTAAATATCAAGAAGGTAAAGGAAAGGCATTTTCATACTTTTCTATAGTTGCTAAAAATTATCTTATTATACAAAATAATGCAAATTACGCAAAAATGAAAATGCGTACTGAGACAACAGAGATAGATGATAATAGAAATATTAGTGCTGAAGTATCGTTAAATGATCATCAAGAATCATTGCGTGATTTTACTAATCAATGGGTTGATTGGTATGATAATCATATTAATACTATTTTTATTAATAAACGTGATATTATTGTAGCTGACACAATTTTAGAATTATTTAGAATTCGAGAAAATATAGAAAATTTTAATAAAAAAGCTTTATATATACTTATACGAGAACGTACTGGATTAAAGACTCAAAATATTACCAAAGTACTTAATACTATGCGACGCGATTATATGAAAATGTATACTGTATATCGTAAATCTGGTCATATTGTTAACACAAATCCTTAATTCTTATATTTATATAAAAGGCTTATATGAATACAGAATTTGAATTATTTCATGGTACAAATTTTTCTGATTTAATGCGTGATATATATCACAATTCAAAGAAGAAATCTAGACAGATAGATGGATTAATTAAAGAATTACAACCATTAATTAAAAATTCTGGCGATGCAACTGTACTTGTTCCTATGATAAAAGATTATCTAGAAGTATCTGTTAAAAATGATGATGCCTTAGTTAAATTAGCCGCGGTTGTGCAACGTTTAATATCTGCTTCAATGAAAGAATCTGACGACGGTGAATTTGGATTATCTGATGAGGAACGTCGTCAATTATTAGATGAAGCAGAATCTGAAGTTAAAAAACTGCAGTCTGAAAGTAAGGAAATAAATGGCAGACAAGATCAGTCTAATAATGGGACAGGTAGTACAGACCGAAGACCCGACTCAATTTGATAAATTTCAAGATTTAAATGATATAGATTTACAACCCGGGGCTATTCTAGTAAGATTGCGTAGTACCGGACAATCAATTGCTAATGAAGTAATAGCAATTCCAGCTAATCCAAATCATGTTAACGTGCCATTATATGGTGAACAAGTAATAGTGTTCAGTGCCATCGATGGTCGTACAGAAGATATAAAAACTGATTTATATTATTATCTACCATGGGTCAATACTCATGGTATACTTAATAATGGTATAATGCCATATATTCATGATACAATACCAGAAGACAAAGGATATAGTGAATATGCAGTGTCTTCAACCTTTAAAAGTAAAGAACCAGAACAATTATCATTTGAAGAAAAAAATATTGTAGCAATACAACCTTATCAAGGCGATAATATAATACAAGATCGATTTGGATCTATTTTACGATTTACTAGTACTCATAAAAATTTAGATGCATATTCCCAGGAACCATTTTGGAATAGCGAAACTGCTGGCGATCCATTAGTTGCATTGTCATGTGGTGTTGATGGCACTGATCAAGAAGATGGATATTTTACAATTGAAAATCCAGATAAAGATGCTGCATTTATTTACTTATCAAAATCACATAAAATAAGCAATTTAACATTAGCACAGCCAAAAGTAGGAAAGGAAGTTAAGCCAGTTTCATCATATGATAAATCACAAGTAATTATAGGTTCAAATCGTTTAATCTTTAATGCACGTGTTGAAGAAATTGTATTAGTATCTAAAAAAGATGTTAAAATTGCAACACCAGCATGGCAGACTGATATGGATGAATTTTTTACATTGATGTTGGCATTTCTAGACGAAGTGTTAAGACAAAATGAAAATATACAAGCAGGTCATGCAGAGATAGGAACTGTAGCTCAAGAAAATGCATTAGAAACTCATATTTCCCCAGAATCTGGAGCATCTACCAGTCTTCCAACAAATACCGGTCAATATGTGGCGTCGAATGTACGGTCAACTGTTGATAATACAAATGAGTCTTTAGATATAAGAAGTAAATTGCAACAGATACGTGATGACTTTGCAAATATGCAACAATAATATAATATAGTCATATTTATTAAAAAGGATAATACTATGGATTCAAAATCGTTTACAAAATTATTACGTAAGATTATTCGTGAAGAAGTTAAATCTGCAGTACGACAGGTATTAACGGAAGAAACGACTAGTCATAAACAAGTTATGTCTCATGGAATGCAGATGCATGAAATGGCAAATTCGCGTCCAAAAAAATCATTTACAAAAAATTCTATGTTAAATGATCTGTTAAATGAAACGGCGGCAACGCCAGTTAGTCAAGAAATGACAGATTGGAGTACAATGAATTTTAAATCTGAAATGTCAAATGCATTCGGAAGTCCAAAAATGTCAACAGGACCTCTAACGAATACCGGTATTAATGGCGAACCGGTGAATATGCAAAAAGAAGGCGTAGCGGCTACAGTAAATGCAATGACAAAAGATTATTCTGCATTAATGAAAGCAATAGATAAAAAACGAAGTAATAAATAATGAAAAGGCCTGTTTATCGATATCAACCTATCAATGAATCGCCGGATCAAGCAATTGGTATTTTATTGCCATTTAATGATTCATCAGCAGCGCGGCCGCCTAGTCTACATTATGCGTCGGGTAGCGTATCTGGTAAACAATTATTTGGTCAATCATATACTACAGAAGAGCAAGTCGTTTCAAATTTAAAAAATTTATTACTAACTCGTAAAGGTGAACGTGTAATGCAACCGTTATTTGGTACTGATATTTATAAAGTTCTTTTTGAAAATAATACATTAGATTTAAGATCATCGTTAAAAAAGACATTGACAAAAGATATTGAATATTGGTTACCATATATATTAATTAATGATATTAATATCATATCAAGTAATGATATGCATTCAATTACAATCATCATTCAATTTACAATAACCAGTATAGGAGCAAATTTAGTTATTAATATTTTAGCATCTGAAAATGAATTTCAAGTAACAGATGCTACCCCAGATTTAGAATTACGTCCTATATCAACAGATGGATTATTATAAGAAAAGGTAACTCATGAGTGATTTAGTTAAAAAAGATGTGAAATATTTAAGTAAAGATTTTGCTCAGTTTAGACAAAATTTAATAAATTTTGCAAAAAACTATTTTCCGGATACATATCAAGATTTCAATGAATCATCACCTGGTATGATGTTTGTAGAAATGGCATCATATGTAGGCGATGTGTTATCATATTATGCGGATACATCGTTCCGTGAAAGTTTACTTAATTCTGCAGATGAATCATCAAATATTTTAGCATTATCACAACTTTTTGGATATAAGCCTAAACTTAATTCACCGTCACGATGTAAATTAGATGTATTT